ATTGCGTTTCCGCAGCTTCGCGTCAGAACAGAATATTCATTCAAGGAACAAATTGGAAGTCTCGCCAAAACGGTCGCACGACTTCAGCAGATCGAAGCGCCTGCTGCGGCCATCGTCGATGGAGGCACTTGGGGACACGTCAGGTGGGAGCGTAGCCTGCTTGCCGCTGGCTTGCGACCTCTATTTGGGGTAGAGTTGCCAGTTGCCAAAACAATCTCAAGCAACGCGTTTGCGTCGTCAAGCGCTCTGTGCGTTTGCGCCAGCGGCCTGCCAAGAACGTGCTCGTGGAGCGCCTTGAGAGTTGGTTGTTTCCCAAACTCTTCGCGGAAGACGCCCACTGTGCATAACTCTTTTTTCGGCCATGGGAAGTCAGCGAGCGTCTGGCCATGCCGCCGCAACTCGTACTCAAGCATGTCGCGATCAAACAAAAGGTTGTGGCCAACCACAAGATCGGCCTTTGCAAAAAAATCACGAAGCGTCGGCAAGTAGTCCGCAAACAAAGGCGCGTCAGCAACGTCTGCATTCGACAAGCCTGTGATATTGGTGATTTCATCTTCGATGTGCGTCTGCGGATTGATCAGCTGCGAGAGCGATTCACGCGCAACGCCATCGCAGCAGAGCACAGCGCCAATCTCGATGATGCGCGGTTGCAACGCCAGCTTGGCGTCAGGATGCAACGTCAAGCCGGTCGTTTCAGTGTCAAAAACAATGAGATTCATCGAGCGTCTTTGCGTACGATGAACTTCAGATCGATGCCCAAGATGGGGCGCGTTTGGAAGATGACGTACTTGTACCAGCGCTTGCCGGCAATGTTTGGATTGGTGTGAGACAGCGTATCAACTTCCTGCGCAACGCCGATGCCGCGTTGCGCAAAAAACGCGCGCCACTCTGTAAGCTCTTCCGCTGTGCAATGCATGCCCAAGTGACTTGCGCCGCTAAACTTGCCAAGCCAGTTGTCGCCTGCGCGATAGTTAAGCACTTCAAATTCCAGCGGCGTGATCGTCGGCATTGATGGGTCTTTGTCAGACGCCTGATAATTGAACGCAAGGTTTGCGACATTTACCTTGTTTGACGCGCACAATACAGCGCCTTCAGCCACAACAATGTCTTCAGCCCACTCAGTCAAGCCGATGTCTTTCAAGAGCTGGATTGCGGCTTCACGGTCTGGCGGCACGATTGCGAGTTGTTCGATTACAAATTTCATTTTGATTCCTTTCGTTGATTGTGGTTGTTAAGCGCCGTAAGGCAAAATGCAGCCGCTGAGAAACTTGTGACGATCCTTTGACGATAGCAGGAATGTGATGAACTCAGCGAGCTGCACGGGGTCTGTCTCTTCGCCAGTGACGAGCGCGTTGCGTTGATACTGCGCTGCAAAATCCGCATCCCACCCGCGAAGTCGCATCACCTGCTCTTCAATGTCTTTGCTCATCCCTGTTCCGGCGAGCTTGTTTGGCGAGATGCCGAAGACGGTGATGCCTGTACGCTTCGTAAGCTCTCGTGCCAACTGCAGCGTCATGATGTGCGCAGCGGCCTTGGACGCGTTGTAACAAAGTGACGTGGTCATCGGCATGTGACTCGCGTTGGACACGATGTTAAGGATGGTGCCTTTGCGTTCCTTCAAAACCGGAAGCGCCCACTGTGACATGCGCAGGATCGATTGCGCATTGACGCCCATCGTTTCATCCCACTCATCCGGCGTCACATCCTCAAGCCACGCCGCGCGATTGACGCCAGCGCAGTTGATCAGCACATCGAGGTCTTGCGGCGGCGCTCCAAACGTCTCTGCTGGGAATCGCACGTCATCACCAAGCTTGATGTCGAATTTGTAAAGTGCGCCTTAGTGCGACGGCATGCGCGAATTCATCATGTCAAAAATCGCCTTGCCCAATCCGCTTTCCGCGCCTGTGATTAGAACGTTCATTGCTTTTCTCCATCAGTGATGTTTGCGATCATCGCGGCGTAAACGCCAACGTCAACCATCGAGTCTTTGTGTTTGTGCTCTGCGTGAACAAAGCGCGAGAGCTTGACTGCAATGAGCATCAGCAAGTGCAATTCGTCGCCCATCAAGTGCTGCGCGATTCCTTGCGGATACATGGCGCGCAAAATTGCGCCAGCAGTCTTGTAGTTGTCTTTGTAAACTGCATTGCGTTGATCAAACGTCTCTGCCATTTCCCGCAACACATCTGAAGTCGATTCGGATTGCTGCGGCAAGACGCAATCAATGTGAGCAACTCCAACGGGATTGCCCCTGCCGCTTCCTGCTGCACGTCCGGCACCACCGCTGACCAACGACGCCCCCCAGCCTGAGCTGAATTGGCGCAGCAACACGAAGCCAACGTCAACTTCCGCGTGGTGCTCGTTTATGTACCAGCGCATCATGTGCACGTCCGCGAATTGCGGGTTGTTGCGGAAAGCATCTAAAACGTCTTCCCTGTCGTCAATGACCGCAAAGACGTTGTCAGGGTTTAGATGCTCTTCAAACAACCAGCCTTGAGCAGTTTCGACTTTGAAATGCGGCGATGGCCGCGAATCGTTTGCAGGTCGCATGAGCAACGAAAAGTCGCCATTGGCGTCGAAATTCTTATGAAGCCACTGAAGCGTTATGTCTCGATAGCCTTCAGGTCGCGCAGTCAAAAACACGACACTCGGCTTGGAGCCGGTCTGCTTTTCTGCCGTGTTGATGCATTCCACCAGCGCTTCGATGTAGGCAGGAAGATCGGCAAGCGACGCGCGGTGGTATTCGTGATAGCGCTGCGTCAAAGACGCTTGGCGAAAGTCAATGAGCTTCCGCCGCCAGCCGTCATCTGCAATGCAGTTGTCGATGTCGCAAAAAATAACTGATCTCATTTCAATTCCTTTCTAAGTTGATCAACAATTTTCAGCAACTCGCCTTTCTTCAGCAAGTTGTCTGGATACTCTCGCGCCGCAAACGCTTCAATTTCTGCAAAGAGGTCGCGACCTTTGGGAAACAAAAACAGATTTGCCCAAGGGTGAACTGCAATGACTGCGTCGATCATCGCGTTGATCACTTGCTGGTATTCGTTTTGCGTTCTGCCGCCTGTGCGAGACTTCGCCAGTTCAGCCAGTGTGCGCAAGTTGAATTTGCAAACGATGTTTGTTGCAATGTTGGTTGGCAAGATGCCGCGTGCGTCTTCAGGCGGTTGGCCGATTGCGCGCAAAACTTGATACGTCATCTTCGTCTTTTCGTTCAGCTCTTCTATCGCTCGCTTGGCGGCCTTGTTGGCTTTGTTGCGTTCTGTGAAGACGTATTCAAACTCGCCAGCGTCAACGACGCGAAGCGACTGCTGTGCGTAACTACCTGCGCGCGTTCTGACTTGCTGGTGGGTGTAGGCGCGGCTGACGCCTTCAACGAGAAACACGTAGTCAACAAATTCCCAAGACGATGGAATTGTTGCTGCCATGTACTCAAGCTCTTTCAAGCGATCCGCGAGCGTCATTGCGCGAATCTCATCGAGCAGCGACGGCGTCATGTTCAATCGAGTCGCCTTGGTGAACAGCAAAAGCACATCCGCGTCTGGCGTGTGGTTGATAAGCGTAACTTTCATGTTGAGCCTTTCTGAGTTAGATTGTTGATTGCTGCTTGATAGCCTGTGAATCCTTTGCTGACAAACTCTTGCACAACTCGCAAGTCGTGCACCACGTCATCGAGCAAAATGTTGCGCCACGTGGCGAAGCGACCGACCGAAAAGACGTTGTGTTGCTGGCTGAGCAAAAACAACATGCCTTTCCGTAGGCCATCGTCAACAGGCACGATCTTGCCAAACTCTTGCTTGACTGGCGGCAGAGACGCATTCCAAATCGCATCGGCGCGAGACTCAAGGCCAAACGCCTTCAGCACCGACACAAGCCAAAACGCAAGTTGGTTAGGCTCAATCGACGTCATCGCCTCAACGATCAACAAGTCACCGGTGATCGAAGCGCGATAAACAGGAATCTCAAGCGCAGGGAAATAGATCGTTTGGAAAAGGTCTGCGCCTTCAATTCTGTATCGATATACCGTGATTGGACTTCGCGAGAATTCAATGCCGTCCGCAGGAAGCTCCCACAGCTTCAATGCGGACGGCAACGGCATCGTTGATATGGTGACGCCGTCAAACGATTTGTCAACGGGCGTATTCCATTTGATTCGATGCGCGACCGGCGCAATGAGTTGCTCATAGAAGTTTGGCGGCGCAATAAATCTGTCAACAGGCTCAAGACTTCCGATTGAACGCTGAATTGGCGCGCCAGCAACCTTGAGCGCATAAAGATTGCTTGCGCGAATTGTCGGAAAGACGTGGTTGCCAAGCGCGTCTGCAACAGACTTCGTGACGCGCACGCGGCGAAACTTGATGCCGGTTAGATCGGCTACAGCTTCCGACCGAAAACGAAG